GTCCGTCTGTGTCAGATGGGCGTCTAAGTTACCAATTCTCGTCTGATGGCTACATACGGCGGTCAGTTTACGCTTACACCCATACCCCGCCGCGTGCGGGTTTTTTATTATCAGGAGGCAGAATGTCTGCTTTGTATGAACGCTCACAGCTGACGCAGGTGATGATTTCATCTGCCCCGGCGACTGCTGAAACTATGGATAAGGCGGAATATCTGCGCCTGGACTGCACCATCAAGGAAGTCCAGTTCACCGCCGGTCAGAAACAGGATATTGATGTGACCACGCTCTGCTCCACAGAGCAGGAGAATATCAACGGTCTGGGGGCGTCGTCTGAGATTTCCATGTCGGGTAATTTTTATCTGAATCAGGCCCAGAACGCCCTGCGTGATGCCTATGACAATGACGCGTTGTATGCGTTTAAGGTGCTGTTTCCGTCCGGTAAGGGCTTTAAATTCCTGGCGGAAGTGCGCCAGCACACCTGGTCATCCGGTACCAACGGCGTGGTGGCTGCAACGTTCTCACTGCGTCTGAAAGGCAAACCGGTGTCCTTTGTGGTACCGCTGGCGTTTGTGAAAAATCTGGATAAGACACTTACCGTGAATACCGGTGCGCTGCTGACAATGTCAGTCAGTGCCAACGGGGGAACGCCGCCGTATAAATACGCCTGGAAGAAGGATGGTCAGCCGGTTGACGGGCAGACGACAGACACCTTCAGTAAGCCAGGTGCGCAGTCCGCCGATGCGGGGAAATATACCTGCGTGGTGACCGATTCGGCAGAGAAAGCACAGAGTGTGACGTCTGTTGAATGCACCGTGACAGTGAGCGCAGCCGCCGGATAAGGGGATGGGTCATCATGAAAAAGGATCTGAAAACGCTGGCGCTGGCCAGACTGTCAGGGTTTCGTCATAAAACGGTGAAGGTGCCGGAATGGGGTAATGTCAGCGTGGTGCTGCGGGAGCCTTCGGCAGAGGCCTGGTATCTGTGGCAGGACGTGCTCAATGGTGATGGAGAGGATGACGATACTCTGTCGGTGGTGGCGAAAACCCGCCGTAACCTGGAAGCGGATGTGACGCTGTTCTGCGATGTCCTGTGTGATACGGATCTGCAACGGGTGTTCACTCCGGACGACCGTGAGCAGGTGCTGGCCGTCTATGGTCCGGTACATGCCCGCTTGCTGCGTCAGGCACTGGAACTGATCGCTGATGCAGAGTCGGTCAGAAAAAAGTAGCCCGCCCGGAAATTCGCTTTCTGATGCGACTTGCGCTCCGTCTGGGGCGCACCTTATCCGAACTGCGGCACAGCCTGAGTGCGAGCGAGGCGATGATGTGGATGGAGTTCGACAGGATATCCCCGCTGGGTGATGAGCGCGGGGATATCCGTAATGCACAGATCGTGAAAGCGGTTTTCGGGGCACAGGGGATGAATGTTGCACTGAAGGACGCCATGCTCTGCTGGGGCGAGGATGAGGATAAGCCGGAGGTGGATCCGTTTGCGGCGCTGGAAGACGCGCTGAGCCTTGCAGCACAGTCATGAATGATGAGAACCGCTGAGGCGGTTTTTTTACGCCAGGAGAAAGGTGAATGGCGACGTTACGTGAACTGATTATCAAAATTTCGGCAAATTCACAGTCATTCCAGTCGGAGATCCAGCGGGCGTCCCGTATGGGCAGTGAATATTACCGGACCCTGCAGAATGGCGGACGTCAGGCTGCTGCGGCAGCCAGGGAGCAGTGCCGGGCTCTGGCTGAGCTGAACAGCCAGTTGACGGAAATCCGCGCTTCGGCTGTCGGAATGACCAGTGCGTTTGCCGGTGCCTTTGCCACCGGACACCTGATTTCGCTGGCAGATGAATGGAGCTCCGTGAATGCCCGTCTGAAACAGGCGTCGCAGTCATCGGATGAATTTGCGTTATCACAGAAAGTGCTGATGGACATCAGCCAGCGGACAGGCACCGCATTTTCGGATAATGCGACCCTGTTTGCCCGTTCGGCTGCCTCGATGCGTGAATATGGTTACAGTGCTGATGATGTGCTGAAGGTGACGGAGGCCATTTCGACAGGGCTGAAAATTTCCGGTGCCAGTGCGGCAGAGGCGGGTTCGGTGATCACCCAGTTCAGCCAGGCGCTGGCACAGGGGGTGTTGCGCGGCGAGGAATTTAATTCGGTCAATGAAAGTGGGGACCGGATCATTCGCGCACTGGCTGCAGGCATGGGCGTGGCCCGTAAGGATCTGAAGGCGATGGCGGACGATGGTCAACTGACGGCGGATAAAGTCGTTCCCGCGTTAATCAGCCAGCTGGGGATATTGCGTGATGAATATGCAGCCATGCCGGAAACGGTGTCTGACGGGATCACGAAGGTGGAAAACGCCTTTATGGCCTGGGTGGGCGGCGCGAATGAGGCCAGCGGAGCGACGAAAACGCTCTCCGGCGCACTGAACGGTGTGGCCGGAAATATTGATACCGTGGCAACAGCTGCGGGTGTGCTGGTTGCTGTCGGGGTGGCCCGGTACTTTGGTAATCTGGCTTCCGGAGCGATGTCTGCCACGGCAGGACTTGTGACCGCTGCACGTAATGAAGTGGCACTGGCTGAGGCCCAGTTAAGGGGAACGCAGATTGCCACGGCGCGGGCAAGGGCAGCCGTGTACCGGGCTCAGCAGGCTGTGGCGGCAGCCCGCGGGACTGAGATGCAGATTGCGGCAGAGGCCCGTCTGGCGGTCACACAGGAACGCCTGAACAGAAATATTGCTGCCAGAACCGCCGCCCAGAATGCGCTGAACAGTACAACGGCGGTGGGCTCACGTCTGATGAGCGGTGCGCTGGGACTGGTTGGAGGCGTACCCGGACTGGTGATGCTGGGAGCTGCCGCATGGTACACGCTGTACCAGAATCAGGAGCAGGCCAGGGAGTCTGCGCGCCAGTATGCACTGACGATTGATGAAATCGCGCATAAAACGCCATCAATGTCTCTGCCTGAAGCCTCAGATAATGAAGGGCGAACACGGGAGGCGCTGACAGAGCAGAACCGGCTGATTGATGAGCAGGCCAGCCGGGTGAAATCCCTGCAGGAAAAAATCGCCGGGTATCAGTATGTGCTGGCTAATCCGGGCTGGACGACCGGTAACGGCTTCATGATAAACCATCTGACATCGGTGAAAACTGTAACGGAAGAGCTTGCTCAGGCAACAGAGCAGTTTGCTGTTGAGCAGTCCCGTCTGGCACAGATGCAGGAAAAAGCGCAGTCCATTCAGGATGTGCTTGCCGGACTGGAAGAGCGCCGTGTTGTGTTAATTCGTCAGCAGGCAGCAGAGCAGAATAAAGCGTATCAGTCACTGCTGGTCATGAACGGTCAGCATACGGAATTCAACCGCCTGCTGGGGCTGGGTAATGAACTGCTGCAACAGCGTCAGGGACTGGCGAGTGTACCGCTGCGACTGCCACAGGCCACTCTGGATGATAAACAGCAGAGCGCCCTGAATAACACAGAGCGTCAACTGGCCCTGTCCCGGCTGAAAGGGGAAGAAAAAGAGCGTGCCCGGCTGGGGTATGCGGCGGATGACCTTGGTCTGGTGGGGGATACGTATCAGGAGGCGAGGCAGCGTTACATCCGTAATTCGATGGAAGCCTGGCGCAATAATGAGGCGAATAAACCCAAATCCCGGGCCGGAAAATCAGGGGCGGAAAAAGCGGAAGACAGTTTTTCCCGTCTGCTGAAGCAGCAGAAGGAACAACTGGCACTGGCCGGGAAGAATACAGAACTGGCAAAACTGAAATACCAGACCTCGCAGGGCGAGCTGAAAACCCTGACGGAGATACAGAAGCAGGAGCTGCTGCGCAATGCTGCCCTGATTGACCAGAAGAAAATCCGGGAGCAGTTACGGGCCCGGGAGGAGACCCTGAAAAATGATAATGCAGACGCAAGGGCATCAAATGACGCTGAGCTGCTGGGGTACGGGCAGGGTGAGCGGGTCCGTGAACGGATGCGGGAGCTGCAGCAGATTCGTGACGGCTACCGCCAGAAGGATGCGGACCTGCAGTCTCAGTATCAGACAGGGGATATCAGTGAGGATTTTTACAGACAGGCGCTGGCGCAGAATGCGCAGTATCTGAGTGAACGCCTTAAAGACCAGGAGGCTTTTTATGCCGAATCGGATGCGCAGCGTGCTGACTGGCAGAAAGGGCTGCAGGAAGGGCTAAGTAACTGGGTGGACAGCGCATCAGATTACGCTTCACAGGCAGCACAGCTTGCGACAGACGGTATCTCAGGGATGGTGAATAACATCACGGAGATGCTGAACGGAAATAAAGTGGAATGGCGCAGCTGGGCTGCATCAATCCTGCAGGAAATATCAAAAGTTCTTATGAATGCGGCCATTGTCAACGGCATTAAGATGGCGGCAAACAGTATGTCCGGTGCAGGAGGATTTTTCGGCAGTATAGGCAACTGGCTGGGTGGCGCGGTGGCAAATGCAAAAGGCGGCGTTTATACCTCGGCAAACCTGAGTGCATACAGTAACAGTATTGTGGACACGCCCACGTACTTTGCCTTTGCAAAAGGGGCAGGGCTGATGGGGGAGGCCGGACCTGAAGCCATCATGCCCCTGACCCGGGCAGCGGATGGTTCACTCGGCGTGCGTGCGGTGGGCAGTATGAACGGCAGTGCGGGTCTGGTGTATTCCCCGGTGTACCACATCGCCATTCAGAATGACGGCGCTAACGGGCAGATAGGGCCGGAAGCGGCGGGCACCCTTGTGCAACTGATTGACCAGCGGGTACAGGCGGTGATGTTATCCATGCGTCGTGACGGAGGAATGCTGAGTGGATGAGATTAAGACTCTTCACTGGTGTCCCCGGGAAGGGATGCAGGTGACGGAGAAACCGTCGGTGATGACGGTGAAGTTTGGCGACGGTTATCAGCAGCGTCGTCCGGCAGGACTGAATGCGCAACTGAAGACCTTTCAGGTGGTTTTTCGGGTGACAACGGATGCTGAGCGGGAGGCACTGTCCGCGTTTCTGTCATGGCATGGTGGTTACCGGGCTTTTTTGTGGAAGCCCCCGAAACATAACCGGACGGTCAGGGTGGTGTGCCGGGAGTGGAGTATTACGGATAACGCCCGGTACAGTGATTTCAGTTGCACGATAGAGCAGGTAGTTAGATGAGAATTATCCTATAAATCATTCTTTAGTGTTTAGTTGTTAATTATTTTTAATCTGTCTTGTCAGAAAGTGCGAAATCGATCTTGCATTTACATTTTGTTACATAATATAAATTGAACTAAGAATTTGTATTAAAATATTTTAATTTTTGTTCATGACATCTGAATGCATGAATAGTTCAGTTTAAATAAGGATTAAATCATGAAAAAAATGACAGTGGCACTTTCTGCTGTAGCAGTGGCAGTGATGTTTGCTGCGGGGGCGCAGGCAGCAGAAGTTTATAATAAAGATGGTAATAAACTGGATCTTTACGGGCGTGCAACCGCTCTGCATTACTTCTCGGATGATAAAGGTAATGACGGAGACCAGACTTATGCTCGTCTCGGCTTTAAAGGCGAAACGCAGATTAATGATCAACTGACCGGATTTGGTCAGTGGGAATACCAGTTCTCTGGTAATAAAACGGAATCTGAAGGTTCCGCGGGAAATAAAACCCGTCTGGCATTTGCAGGTCTGAGATTTGCAGATGTTGGTACCATTGATTACGGACGTAACTATGGTATTGCTTACGATGTCGGATCATATACTGACGTACTGCCTGAGTTTGGTGGTGATGGCTGGACGCAGACCGATAACTTTATGACGGCCCGAACTTCCGGTGTCCTGACTTACCGTAATACAGACTTCTTCGGACTGGTTGATGGTCTGAATTTTGCGGCGCAGTATCAGGGCAAAAATGAGCGTGATGACCTTCAGAAGGCTAATGGCGACGGGTATGGTTTCTCGGCCAGCTATGAGTTTGATGGTTTTGGTTTTGTCGCTGCGTATACCAAGTCAGATCGTACTGATAAGCAGGTTCAGGGGTTGAATGGTACTGCAGATGTTCTTGATCCTGCATCAGGTAAAAAGGTTGGAGAAAAAGCAGTTGACTCAGGTAGTGTGGCAAAAGGTAAACATGCTGAATTCTGGGGAACTGGTCTTAAATATGATGCCAATAACCTGTATCTGGCAGCAGTGTATTCTGAAACCCAGAATATGACGACCTTTGGTGATCAAGGTGTTGCGGATAAAGCTCAGAATATCGAAGCCGTTGTTCAGTATCAGTTTGATTTTGGTCTGCGCCCGTCCCTTGCCTACCTTCAGTCCCGCGGACAGGATGTTATGGTTGGTGGTGTGAACCATGGCGATCAGGATCTGGTTAAATATATTGATGTCGGTGCGACTTATTACTTTAACAAGAATATGTCCACCTATGTTGATTATAAAATTAACCTGATTGATGAAAGTGAATTTACCCGGAAAGCCGGTGTTGCGACAGATAATATCGTTGCTGTGGGTATGACTTATCAGTTCTGATTATTGCTGATAAGTTAATAAATACGGGCCGTCTGCCCTTACAGGCGGCCTGTATCAATGAAAACACAGTTTTCATTGGTCACTGCGATCAGCAATTGCCATCTGGCATGTGCTGATTTAACTTTCTGTTATTACCTTTATTGGTTTTATTTTAAATTGGACTTTTATTGTTCGGGGCGCGTCTGCGCCCCTTTTTTATGGGCGGATATATGCAGGATATTCACGAAGAAAGCCTGAACGAGTCGGTTAAGTCAGAGCAGTCACCGCGGGTGGTGCTCTGGGAAATCGACCTGACGGTGCAGGGCGGTGAGCGGTATTTTTTCTGCAA